TTTTAGAAAACAACCTAGCGATTTGGTCATCATGTCTAGTGATGGATGACTCCACCCTATTTAATCTACCTTCCATCTCATCCTTTGCGTTATTAAGCTACTTCAGCTTCTACTTCTTCAACTTTTAACGATTCAGTAAGCATATTCATAAATGCACCACGACCTACGTTAAGCTGGTCAATATTGAACTGTGCTGAATTTATCTTACGGTCTAAGTCCGCTACGTGATTAACTAAAGCTACTTGCTCTTGTGTTAAATCATCTACTGCGTATTCTTGGTCGTCAATTGTTACTGTCTGAGCTTCTTTTTGTTTTTTACTCGTCATAGTATTACTCCGTTGTTGTTAAGCGCTAATTATGGCTTAGGGTATTTAGCTTTAACCGCTTGACAATCAGCAATGTATTTATCAACCTGTGCTGTATCACCTTTCACGATACCGTCTAGGTAATCTTCTATTGCTGGATATTCAGCTTGTCTTTGAGTAATGTAACCGGTAGCTGCTTGCTCTGCTTCTGCTTGTGCAATCTCTGCGTTTCTATCGTCAATCTCTTGTTGTGTTAAGGCTACAACAACGCCATCTACCATCTTATTCATTAGATTTCTCCTAATACTTTGTTATAAAGTGCTTCTTTAACTTGACCTTCAAAGTCAACGCCAATATCTGCATAAAAGGCAGTAATATCATCACCCTCAAGCGTTACTGTATTGCGCTTATAAGGCGTGCCATCTTCAAGAAGAATCATATAATGAATCTCAACCCTGCCTTCTTCTCGATTATCAACAAAGCCAGTGAGTTGCACTTGGTTTGCTGTGTTTGTTTCAATAATTGGTGTATTTAGATTTCTCATTTGTTTCTCCTGTGTTTATGAGTCTTTGATGCCGTAAAGTGAGAATGTACCTGATGTTATATTTCCAGAATCTGGATATAGTTTTATGCCAGTGAAAGAAGATATTGAATCTACTGTAGGGTCTGTGCCAGCAGCAACATCTGTTAATCCTACATTTGAACCTTGTAAACCCCCAGTGTGACCTCGCATATTAACTTTGTTTGTGCCTTCCATAAAAATAAGTTCACCAAAGAAACTTCCAGCACCACCTCTATATATAGCCCAATGAGTCTGTGAATTTCCTGTGGTTGCACTACTATCATAATCTAAACGATAATCATAAGCACCATCAGCAGTAACCAGTGAACCAGAATCATATATTTGACATCTAACAAATGTAACGTGTGTACTTTCACAAGTAAATATAAGTTTGTAAGTGTTATATCCACTAAGACCAGTAAAAGCCACGCTTGAAACATTTGAACTAACAGTAGTCTTAGAGATAAACTCCATAGCACCACCACCACCACCAACAGCTGTACCATTGACAGATAAAGCACCGTTTATGTTTACAGTACGTGCTGAGAAGTCACCTTCGATTAGTGATTCAGTAGCATTATTAGCAATGTGAAGTTTGTTAGAGGCACTTGCAATGCCAGCACCTGCACTATATCCTATGCAAACATTCTTGCTACCTGTGTCTGATGTTTTGCCTGCGGCATTTCCAATATAGACATTATTACCGCCAGAAGTCAAATTATTGCCTGCTTGATATTGCATACAAGTATTAAATTGCCCTGTCATGGTAGCGTTTGACATTACGTTGTAACCAAGCGCAATGTTATACTGACCATCGGTTACTTTATAACCAGCTTGATAACCGTTCAGTACATTGTATTGACCCGTGCTTAAATTGTGACCAGCTTCATAACCTACACCGATATTATGTGAGCCTGTTAATTTTGAAGTAGAATTACCTTGAAGAGATTGCTTACCAAGCGCAATATTGTATGAACCAGAAGAAACTTTTTGACCAGCCGCATCGCCAATTAGTGTATTTCCAGCGCCAGAAGTGTACCAGCCAGTATTAGCGCCGAACATAGTATTATAGCCGTTCGACATTGTGCCTACTAAACCTGCGTTAGCACCCAAAACCATATTATAAGACCCTGAAGTGACATACTGACCAGCAGCATCACCGATGATAACGTTATAACCGCCGGAACTGATAGATTGACCAGACTTGTCACCTAGTAGCGTATTTCTAACACCGGTTGTAAGATTATTACCTGAATTAGTTCCGATACCTATATTTTTATTATCGGTACCGTCATCATTAGCTAAGGCAGTATCATCAGATGAGATAGCAATAGAGGTAGAGATAAACTCACCGATACCACCACCACCTGCTGCCACTGCTTGCCAGCTACTTGTACCATCACCATCTTCTCTAAGGTATTTAGTGCCACCAGTTTCACCCGTAGATAAGACTGCTGTGCCTTCTGAACCCGTACCTGCTGTAACTTCCCAAGCACCTTGAGCAGTATATGTGTATACCATCCCATTCATTGCTAGAGTTTCACCCGTTGAAGGGCTAGATGGGAAACTTCCGCTGTATGTATATGTTGCCATTATGAGTCCTTGATTCCGTAAAGTGAGAATGTTGAGCCTGATAAATAGTTTCCACCAAATGCGTTATATACATGTAACGTATCTTGCGCAGTTGATAGAGTGTGCATATTGTCGTACGCTGCCGTATATAAGCTACCAGTTGAGCTATCAGTACCATTCCAGTTTGTATATACCAAAGTTGGCTTCGTATCTGAAAATCCTTGTATTATTGAACGTCCTGCAATTATGTGTTTTTCAATGCTGTTGATGTACACATAAGTTTTAGAGGAGCTGCTGCCAGTCATATAATTAGAGCCTGAATCTACCGAGCCTACTCCAAACCTCATGTATGTAGCGTTATTACTACTTGTTTCTGCTCTTATAAATAACATTAATGTTGTAAAGCTACCAATACTAGACCAAGTTATTGATGAAACTGTACCGTCTGCGGTCTGCGTACTTATCAACTCCATAGCACCACCACCACCACCGCCACCACTCGTAGCACCAGCCGTTGATACATCTACCCAGTTAGCATCTACTCTTACATAAAGCACACCGTTAGTTGAATCAAACCAGTGGTCACCATTAGAAGGTGACGTTGGAGCAGTAGCTGATGAAGTGTAAGAAGAATCTCCTACAACTTCCCAAGCTGAACCATTGTAAAGATATGACGTACCATTGATTATTAAGGTGTCATTTGTTGCTGGTGTTGTAGGAAAACCACCACTTGCATAATTATACGTTGCCATTATGAGTCCTTGATTCCGTAAAGTGAGAATGATCCTTTAATAAAATTATTACTATCTGTATAAATTTTTATACAATTCCTTCCAGAACTATCGTTGTGAGACGCATTTATTTGATTATATGTTACATTTGAAGAACTCAAAGAAGACCCCTCTCCAGATACAATAGTTTGCTCATAATTGCCTGTTGCATTTGACAAAAGACCTGTTATAGAAACTTGACAAGTATGTCCATACTTATAATTATTACTACCTAAGGCTATAAAAGTGGTATTGTCTCCCTTATAGCTACTACTTGTATCATAAACACCGTTAGTGCCAAATACCATTCTTGGTTGAGCATAATTAGTTCCAACTCTATTAAGATGAAGTACAAACCTGTTATAACCACTCAATCCAGTAAACTCAACACTAGCAACACTAGAAGTAATAGTAGTTGTACTAATCAACTCCATAGCACCACCACCTGCGGCGGCAGCAGCAGCTTGACCATTTGACGAACTTATGTCTATCCACTGACTATCAGTACCATCCGTCATATAAGCAAATAAAATACCATTAGCGGTATCAAACCACTGGTCACCCGTACTAGGTGAAGCTGGGGCGGTTGTTGCTGAGGTTAGATTAACGCCAGCCGTTACGGTAGACCATACCGCAGTACCACTAGATGTATATTTTAGATACTGATCGGTAGCACCCCCTGTTGGGATATGCTTATCACCTTCGCCCGTTGGGTGAGTGTAAATATCTGAATCTTCAGCAAAGTCATTTAACAGTTCTGCTGTCATGCGTAGTTCTACATTGACACCTGACGAGTGACTAGTAGATGTAGCATCACAAGTAAAAGTAGTACCACTAATAGCGGTAATCTTAATTACTTCTCCATCAATTGTTATATAAGTCCAATCAACACCGCTTAAAGTGGGGAATAGTGAGGCTGAAGCTACTGAGAAAGATGTAGCACCTGACGAAATACTAGCGGACAGAGTAGTGACCGCATTGTTACTAAACTTAACAGCCATAGCTGTCCTCCTGTATTAGATTTTTACATGAAATTAAATACTATTCATAGAATAGGATACGTTTTGTACCCTGTTTTTACGAAACAGTAATAGTCCAAGTGATAGTCATAGAGTCAGCCGCGCCTTTGTTTACAATTGAAAAGACAGTACGAGCAAGCATATCACCACCTGAAGCCGCATCAAAGATACCTGCTTCTGTAATACCGCCTGTTCCATCACCAGCCGCCCATGTACAAGTATAAACAATAGTATTAGCTGTTACAGTACCGCCTGACACTGCTAAAGCGTTTCTGTCTGTTTGAGTTCCGAGTGCTGTATCACCAGCCGCTGCTGCTGTAGAACCAGTACCAATAGCCATGTGAGTCATTACCGTGTTAGCATCTGCCATACGATCAGCTACCCAGTTCTTACCAGCGGTAACTACCAAGTTATGAGTCTCTTGTACTACTTCGTCATTTACCGCAATTGTTAAAGCACCTGTTAGTGCAAAATTATCGTTAATCATTGTCATTCTCCTTTAATTTAAAGACATTGTATTTAAAGGTCTCTGACCTAGCAAATTATTGACTAGTTTCACGGAAACTACATCGGTTACTCCTACTGTATTACCCTTGTTACCATAGAATTCTTTGTTAACAAGAGCTGAGTCATCTAAAGCCAACGAATCAGTAAAAGTTTTTTCTAATTGTAGTCCAATTTCGTCTCTAAGTGTAGAGGAATCAGAGATATTTTGTGATTCACCTTCTCCACAGTTTAGAAGGAAATTATTTAATAACATGGTATTAAGCGCACACTGCGAACCTAACACATGGTCAACAACATTAGCGTCAGTTAGGGACAATGTGTCACTGAGATTTTTGTGTATTGACCATATTGATATATCATTAAAAGATATTGAATCTACATGAACTTTGGTCATGAATACATCGTAAATGTCAGCGACTGAAGTACTGTCTGTAATTTTTTTATTTAATGCCTGAGATACTACTTCACTCAAGCCCACAACATTACCCTTGTTGCCGTAAAAATCCTTATCTACTAAAGCTGAATCGTCTAAAACAAATGTATCTAATAAGGTCTTATTGTAATGAGTTGCTATATCTACCAATTCACTAAATACTAGACTCTCTGAGATACCCTTATCAACTCCAAAAGTTGAAGCGTCTGATATTGAATAACTGTCTGAAAAATCTAACAGTTTTTTCATAACTATATCAATAACATCGCCAAAGGTTATTATATTTCCTTTGGTAGCATCTACATCTTTATTAACTTGTGTTGTGTCGTCTAAGGCTAAACCATCAGTAAGATTCTTAATAATCTCTCTTATATAAGACTCTGATATTGATATAGTTTCTGTACGACCTAGGTCTGTTTGAAGCGTGTTTGTGTCACTCACTGTGTATGAATCTTCTACAGGGTGGTTTAATACAAATCCTACCAATTCAACTAAAGCAATTCCATCTGTCAGTTCTTTGTTTACGTCATAATTTAGAACATCATTAAAACTAAACACATTGCCTTTATTGCCAAAGTAATCCTTATCTACCAAAGCACTGTCATCTAAGGTAAATGCGTCTGATATTGCCTTATTTAGCGTAGTTTTATAAGTATCTGATAAAGTAGTCGAGTCAGACTTATTTAAGCCGTGAAGGATCGATACTTCGTCTAACTGCGAGACGTTGTCTGTGAGCGTCTTGCCAAAATCACTACCCAATAAATCAGTAAACCCTAACGAGTTTTGACTTTGATTTGAGAAGTCTTTATTGATTAACGAAGTATCATCTAACGTAATAGCATCTTCTACATTTTTAACAAATGTAAATCTGGAGTCATCTGTAACTGAATAGCTGTCTGAATATGGTCTTAAATAATCAACCACTATATTAACTACGTCAGCCACTGTATAACTATCGGTTAGTATCTTGGTGTGGGATAAGCCTATGATGTCAATTATAAAAGCTACGTTGGCTTTATTGCCGTAGAAGTCCTTATCAATTTGACTTACATCATCAAGCGTAAATGCGTCATTAAATGATTTGTTGTAGGTAAGTGCTTTAACAAAACTCTCAACAAGGGCTAATGTTTCAACTTTAGGTTTATTGTATTCCCAGCCAAAATCCTCGCCTAAAGGTATTGTCTCAGACAGATTCTTATTAATCAAAAGAACATTAACATCGCCTAAAGCATAAGTGTCATAAAGCCACTTATTTTTAGAGTCAGCATTTACAAATGCTATCGCTTCAGCATTAACATTATCAATGCTTGCTGACGGGCTGACATACTTAGCGTCAACTTCCGCACGGATAACAGTAATTGTCGCTCTGAAAGCCATTTAGAAACCTGCTCTTACGTCAAATCGTAATAAATCAGGTACAGTCAAAACCTTACCGCTTGAATAAGTTAATTCAATCTCACCTTCATAGTCACCACTTATGCTATCCAAGTCCGTTAAGCCCCAGTTCATAATCACATGACCGTTCGCATAAGGGGCTACTTTAGTACAGGCAATTGTCGCTTTAAGCGTAGACGAGCCTATCTCTCGAAACTTCATTCTTACTGCTGATACGTTAGTAATATCAATTGGATTCCATGTCGACGGGTCTGTGATGTCCAACGTCTTACCAGAATCTGCTAAATTACTATCTCTTAGGGTAATGTCTAGTTCAGGCAAGTCATCGCCTGATACCAGCTTAATTGTGTTGTAATATGCCATTAATTTCTCCTTTGTTTTCTTTAATCATAATCAGCACCGTCAATAATAGCGGTCGTATATTCATCTCTATAAAGTTCATCTGTTCCGTTTATAGGATTGTAATAACAGTGATAAAAGCCGTTATAATCCCACGGCAAACCCTCTAACAATGCTTTATATCCATTAGAAGCCCAGCCTGTATAGGATTGTGTTGTTGTAAATTTCGTTAATAGGAGTTTAATATCATGCCTATGTCTTTGATTTGGAGAACAACCAGACCAATTATATTTTTTACTTCTAACACAAAACCCTGATAAAACTGGCATTCCTGCTGGCTTGGTCAATCCACTAACCAAATGAGCAGTTCCTGTTGTGTCGTGAACACCTGTGTCAGAATAGCTAATATTACTTGATGAAGCTGTGTTTTTAACTACTCCAAAACCCTTTGCCCATAATGGCTTATCAATATCAGCATTAAAGATATAGTCTCCACTCAAATTACGGCAAGTAAAGCCCCAACCTGAAGGAGTAGTTGAATAATTGGACGTTCCAGCAAATAGATATATTTCTATAGTTTGTTTGGCTGTAGTGGAGATGTCGCTTGAAAACATATTTAACTGCCAGTTGCGCCCCGACGTGTTTTCCAAACTAGAAATTCCTACATAGTACGAGCCTGTATATACAAACGGAAAAACCTTTGTAGATGAAACAAAAGTTGTTGGCAAGGTAAAATCATATCTTAGATATAACGTAGAAGAACCAGAACCATCACCCGTCACCGCTATGTGAGAATCGGTAAGCTTCATAACAAAAATAGGATAATCACCCTCATCCCATATCATTACACCACCATCAGCACCTAATATTTTTAACCCATAACTCATTTTACATATACCGCCACTGTGGTCACTACACTACCTGTAGCCAATGTATTTCCAAATAGTGGAAAATAAACAACATCAAGTGAATAAGTGATTTTAGGTGTTCCACTTACTGAAATTGTATAATCAAAATCAACATAAGCCATACCCCATTTTGTAAAAAGTCCAGCATCAGCTAGGTCTTCAACAATATGTACCGCTTTTAGATTACTCGCGGATATTCCACTTGGCAAGGTGCTTGGTAAATTACGAACTTGATTTGTAACCTCACCTGTATAAGTCCATCTATCAATTTCAGTCCAACCTACAGCATTTGAATCTAGGACAATATCACCTGAAGAGTTTCGCACTCGTATTCCATATATATCAGGCACTCAGATTCCCCAGTTGTACTCTAGGATTTGAAAGCGTGCCATCATAAACTTTTATAACATTGTTTTTAATTTCAACTCTAGCACCTGTAGCCGAAGATTTAATTGTTGTTGTACCATCTGACGCTACTGTAAACTTTCCAGATCCAATGTTGATACTACCTGCTGAAATAGCACCTAAATCTGTACTAATATCTGCCAGTTTAGCTACATCAATTTCTGTTTTTGTAACTTCATCTAATCCTGCTAAGTCACCCGTTCTTACAATCCAACCAGAATTAGCATAAGGGCTTGTGCCATCGTACCAATGCAACCTATTTCCGTCATTTGTATCAAACCATAAATCACCTTCTTCTATATCTGTATTAGGGTGATCGTCTTGAGAGAATGTAGTTACACCGCCACCGCCACCGCCACCGCCTACTAAATCAGCGATAACATGGTCATTCTTTTGAGTCCATGCCGAAGAAACACCCATAGCATTCACAGCTTTAATTCTTACATCAATAGTCGAACTTGACGCTAGACCTGAAATATAAAGTGGTGAACTGTCTGTAGTATGTTCAACATTCCATGATGATTCAGACCACGTTGCTGGAGACACACATAATGCTTGTGTTGTTTTTGTTGCGTCAGTACAAACACCCGTTCTTATTTGAATTACAAACTTATCTACAAAACTATCAGCAGGTTCTACCCATGTTATTAATACTCTTGGCGAGGTAGATCCATCGTTATTTGTTACTTGATAATTACCACCACTTGCCACTGAAAATCCAGTGCTACTCACAGGTAATACGCTAAAAGGATTTGGTAAATTGGTGTCAGGAATTACAGGGTATTCATCACCTGAAGCCCACGGATAGACTGAATCTTGATGTTCTGACAAAGCTACCACTACGTTACCGTCTGCTTGTAAAGACAAATTCAACACTCTGAATAGTTTAGCTGACCAAGCTGGCGTGCTGTGGCTGACAGATACAATATCACCCACGCTAACTTGTAGCGCTTCAGCAGTCGATAAGAAAGAACACTTTATGCCTTGCCTAGATTTATTAACAACTGTTTTAGCTATGTTTCTAGCTTGATATTTATTAGTGATGGTTGGCAGTCTGATTCTCTTTTCTAATTCAATACCGCCATCTTCTGCTAGCAGTGTAGCTTCTTCCGTACTATCCGCGTCAGGATATACCGATTGGTCGTCTTGCCAGTTATTATCTTTATTGGTAAAGGTAGCTATCACTCGATTGAATCTAGTACCTTTCTTTTCGCCTGAGATATTAATACCTTCAACAATATGATCCTCAGTAAAGGCAAATGAAGCTGAACCTATAGTTTCTACGATCAACTTATAAACGCCTTGAGTATAGGGCATTAACCCCCTCATGCCATTAAGTAAGGTTTTGACGTTCGTCATTATTGTATTATCGGTACTTAAAATAACATTACAATTAAACGTATTAATATAGGCTGGTGGTGGCGTGTCTACATACGGAACTACAAGACCATCACATAAATCAGCACCATCTTTAAAAGACTGATAGTTAGATTCAAAATCACCAGCTATTAATCCTTTGCCGTATCTTGTATCTTTTAGATAATCTAACAAACATAAAGCAGGGTTAGTAGAATATGCCGTGTTACCTGTTCTTGGATCATAAACCTTTCTACCTTGAACAACAGCATGGATATTAGGAATTGAACTAAACACCTCTCTATCCCATTTAAGTCTAATACCTAAATAAGCAATACCTCTTAATCTATGATTTGAAGTCCAGCTAGGCGCTGGTGACAAAGTAGGACATACTGTTTGATTATCCTCACCATAATGTTTCGTTATTGTAACTAAGCCGCTGAATTTAGTATCAGTTGAAATAATATCATTAAGATAAATATCGCCAATAGAATTTACTTCACCTTCGCACAAAACCAAGGCAATATACAAGTATTGATTATCAGCTCCTGAACTCTCAACAAAAACTCGAGTTCCACCCACTTTGCGCTCACCATAAATAACAGGTATTTGAGCGTTATTACTTTGCTTATTTAAAAGTGTTCCATCGTTGTCATCTTCTAAAAAATCTTCTTCATCAGGAGCTAACAGCCACGATATTACAGCAGAAGCAACAAAATTAAGTAACCAATTCCACATTAGTCTCTACCCCACTTAAGGTCTTTAACGATATTTGCTGAAAATTCCATGCCCTTATCCCCTACAAAAAATAAACCTTGGGAATTGCTGTTGGTATGTCTACCAGCTTTCTTCTCAAAATCTGACCAATGTGAAGCAACCCCTAATTCCACCGTAGATGTTTCAGGCGTATCAACTATGTCGTATTCAGAAATACGTCCATCAAAGATTAATACAGGGATGCCAATAATAGTACTATCATCATTAAGAAACGCTCTATAAACAACAAGCTTTCTACCTACATAACCACTGCTCAACAAAGCAGAAATAAACGCTTGATCTACACCTGATAACTTAACTTTAGATGTACCAACCCTAACCTCTGATTCTTCTTTCACCGTTGAAACATTCAAGAAATGAGAAGAGGCTACATAAGTGCTACCTCCATAACTAATATCTTGACCTGCGTCAGTTAGATAAGACGTAGATGATAGGTGAATCTCTATCATGTGACACATCTTAAGCGAGTCATTAGCTAGTTCAGCAATAACGGAAGAATGAATACTTCTACTCATAATGCTTCCACAAAGTCCACTTCGTATCTAAACATCGAGTCATTACTCATTCCGAAGGATTGAATGTCATTTCTAAGACGCACCTTCATAGTCACATTGTCATAAGTGATGGTTTCGTTATTAGCTACACCAACTCTTAAAGGTGGTTCAATATCAATTGATTTTGTATTACCTGAAGTCTCTGAATGACCAACAACCATATAGACTTTCGTATGACCGAATTTAATCATGTCACCTTCTACAATCGTTCCTGAAATGCCGTCTACTGCGATAGTTTTTAGACCTGCCACCTTAGCACCATTAACCTTTAAAGCGCCTGACGCTGTACCTCTAGCATCTTCTAACACTGGAATTCTTACGGAGAAGGTAGCATTTTGACCACGTTGCTTCATAACGTAGGCATATACAGGCATAAATTCAGCCTGTTTCATTGGAGGGTATTTAGCTGAAAACTCCCAATACTGACTCGCAAGCTTTCTTGATTGAGTTCTACCGTTTACTGTTTGTGATGTTAAAGTCTTGTCATTTGACTTTAGATTTACTGATTGAAATACGGGTGTTATTGGGTAAGCCATTATGCGGTCACTCCTGTCATTCCTCTATCATTCATGGCTTGATTAATAATGCCAACAATCATTCCTCGTCTTGAATCTAATAGATCATCAAATCCTGTTGTATCGTTTGCTGTGATATTAAAACTTACATTGACATTAGTTTCGCCACTTGTTGAAGTTTGACCTTTTGTATGGTCAACTACTGTTTCATTTGGATGTAGTATTGCTTGGAATCCACCTCTACCATCAATACCACCTGAGCGCGAACCTGAGCCTGTGTAACCACCACCATCAAAGCTGAACAAGTTTGATGTCATTCCTGCAAGGAAATTAGCCGCAGGTCTAGCAACTTGAATCTTAATAAATTCAGCAAGGATTGCTCTAGCCATGTCCTTAACCGTATCTTTTAGTGAATTAGCACCGTTACCAATGTTCATAATCATATCGGTTATTGAGCTTTCCATGCTACTAGCTATTGCTTGTACACGTTTAGCCACATCTAATTCATCCATTCGGTCAATAGCTTTCTCATAAGCGTCCGTTACCTCACCGATAGCTTTAGCCTCCACGCTCGCTGACAGTGATTTCTGTACAACGTAAGCTTGGATTCTTGTTTTTTCAGCTTCAAACGCCTTCTCTATCTTTTTCCTTTTTGTCATCTCAACGCCTACATTGATAATAGATTCTTTGTATTTGTTTGTAGCTGAAGATAGGTTTAATGTGTTTTTAAGTGCTTTAGCGGCATCCTCTTCACCTTTTGCAATAAGGTCAATCATGACAGGCTCAGGCTGTCCTAAGTCTATATTTTCAAATCCATCAGGTGTAGTAGATACGCCTGTTTCAAAGCCCGTCCTTGTACCAATCGGTAAACTGCTGTATTGCGATCTTAACTCGTCTAGTCTTTCTTCTAAAGAATCAAGCATATTTTGGTCAGCAATAAGAGGGTTTCCTGCAAACAAAGCCTCTTGCCACCACGATAGCTCCTGACCACCCATCTTTTCTTTCACAGCTTCAATTCTATCTTCTACTTGCTTGATAGCATCTGTAATCTGTTTCGGTGAGTAATCAATAACACCCACTTCTTGAAGGATTGCCTTCAACTCGTTAGCATACCCAATCATAGCAATCATGCCAACCTTACCCGCTTTACCACCAAATACAGCTAGAACTAATCCACTATTTTTAACCCACTCAGGGAGGTCATTGTATTCTTGAACTGCGTTCTTTATCCCTGTAGCAATCTCTCTTACACCATTACCAATGTCCTTAGCACCTTGCACTACTTCAGGGCTTCTAAGCCACTCTGTAATCTCTTCTACTGAAGTCTTAGTTTCATCAAAAACACCTTCTTTCATAAAGGCTAACTGTAACTCGTCCCAAGCGTCACCCATCATGGACACTTGACCTTCAAACGTCTGAGCCATGTCTTTTGTAGCACCCTTCATTGAAGTTGTACTCTCTGACCATAGCTTCATGATGTGTTTCTTAGATTCTTCCGCTGTGTATTTAACGCCCGTTTCAAATCCTAATAGCGATTTAACACCTGAATCTCTGAATTGGTCAGCCGCCGCAATACCACCTGAAAAAGTTTTTTGTAGTTGTTGTGCTACTTGCTGAAAGTCTAGTACAGAAGATGAAGCAATATCACCTGTGATTTCCATTAAAGAATTTAACTCATCAACGTCATCAGCTACCGTTAGTAATGATGGTGACGCTTTTTGAATTTGTTGTAATGAGAAGGGCGCTGACTTGGCGAATTTCAACATATAGTCAAAAGCCTTACCTGCTGACCTAGTATCGCCTGTTAAGTATTTAAGTTGAACCCTTAGAGATTCAATAGATGAAGCGTACTTTAGAGCTGATTTGGCAACCATACCCACACCTAATACGCCTAAAGCTCCATTAAGCGAGAAGATTTGGCTCTTTACTTTACCTGCGACATTACCTATGCCACGAATAGCTTTCTTAGCTCTGTTAGCGCCCGATACCGCCCCTTTAGGGTCAACCTTAATTCCGAGAGTTGCTATATTATCAGTTGCCATCTTTATCCTCTAATTTAAAGTAGGCTATCCAACCATTAAATTCTTCAACAGTCATTAAGTCTATTTCATAAACAGCCTTGTGTAAGCGATTCGCAAGTGCGTACTTTGCGTGTAACTCGGAATCGCCTCTTAGTTTCCCTCCATATCATCAATCGTTTGAGATATGGAAATTTCACCTACAATTCGTGTAATTACATCAGGCGAAACCCTATTCATCAAATCAATCTTGTCAGAAATATCAAATAGTTTCTTGCCGTCCTTATCTAGCGCTTTTAAGACTAATGTCCTAACCATGAATTCAAAGTCATCATCTTTCGCAAATTTCCAAAGAGACTTCTTTTCACCCATTGTAAAAGGAGTGGAATATATAATCGTATCCCACTCAGGTACTTCGATAGTTCTAACCTCAATCTTATCGAAATGAGATTTAGCGTTATCAAGTACCCCCATTTACACAGCAGACCAAGTAACAACACCATCTACTTCAAAACTAATAGATGTCTCAACCATGCCGTCTAGCGTAGTTGATACACCCTTCTCAGTAATGATTGCTGAAAATGAGGCAAAAATATCTCCCGTTGACGCACCTTCAGGATATAGACGCAAGCTAACACCCTCAGCACCTACAGTCATCGCACCCTGACCCGTTGTATTAGTTTCATCCCAAAATGCGGTCATTGAGCCACTTGCTGAAGTTAATCCTACTTTTTTGGTTCTTGCTGTATCTCCTAGAGTGGTATCGTCAATCGTCTCAGCCGTTTCTGAAATACTCCAGTCCTTTACCTCAGCAATTGTCACAGAACCTACTTTTGCTACACCTTCACTACCTTTATGATTTGCCATCGTCTTTCTCCTTATTTTTAGTTACAGGCTTTTCCACCCATCCAAATTTCTTCATTTCTTCTACCTTGCTCGGGTGAGGGATTACACCTTCACCGCCTTCAGGTGGATATAAAGTTACTTTTTTCATCATTCATCCCTCCAATAAGGAATAGTTACATTTAACTGATGCCATACGTCACCAGT